ATAGCCAGATATACCACTATAGCCAGATATACCACTATAGCCAGATATACCACTATAGCCAGATATACCACTATAGCCAGATATACCACTATAGCCAGATATACCACTATAGCCAGATACACCACTATAGCCTGAGATACCACTATATCCCGAAATACCGCTGTAACCAGATATACCTAAACCACTATACCCCGAATACCCAGAAATACCCGAACCGCTATACCCAGATATACCTGAACCACTATAGCCTGATATACCACTATAGCCTGATATACCACTATAGCCACTAAAGCTAGAGTAACCACTGTAACCAGATATACCGCTGTAGCCTGATGCTCCGCTGTAACCGGAAATGCCTGAACCACTATAACCAGATATGCCGGAGCCACTGTAACCGCTGTAGCCGCTAAATCCTGATTTGCCACTGTAGCCACTGATACCACTATAGCCGCTAAATCCGCTAAAGCCACTATATCCAGAAAAACCACTATATCCAGACCAGCCGGATACTGGACCAACAACTTCGGTCGAGCCGTCGCTGTAGTAGATAATTAAATCGCCGTTTGACGGGTTGTAAACAATGTTGGTAATCAGTTTACCAGGCGAAGCTGCGTTGGCAATCTGGGATACAGAAGCCTGCTTGGTAACACCTCGTTGTACTACAGGTACCTGTTCGTCACCAGTTAACGTGGTGGCTATGGGTAGCTGGGTTATCGACTGATCGGCCATTTATTATGTTGTATATGTGAAAGCACCGTGAGAGGTGCCAGTGCCAAATGGAGAAATTACAGCAACGTCCACCAAACCGGTAATTGGGTATGCTGGTGTCATTGCGTTTATTTGAGTAGAGTTAATTAATTCAAATGGTGTTATTACACCACCGAATGTAACCGTGTTTACATCTGTGAAGTTTGCGCCGGTGATAATTACGAATGTATTTCCAGCTTTTGGACCTGTGTTTGGTGAAACACCGTACACGTATGGGTTTAATACCATTGGTGATGGTACAACGTTACTTGCTTTGTTTAAGTCGCCGGTACCATTTGCGTAAGTACCGTCAGTGCCTTCAATAAAGATGTCGTTCTGAGCTGTAAAGCCTGTCTCTGTTAAGAGATTGTTACCACCAATTGGGCCAGTGGCAATGTCCACGTCTGGGCGCGGAAAACGTAACGCAATGTTTTCAGTTTGACGTGCTGGCAAACGCCATGGGTCAAAGTTATCCAGGTCGTCCTTGCACACCCGCATGCCAGGGAAGTTTGGATCTGGCATGAGGTCAACATAGGCGAACTTCCTATTGCAGCGGTCACAGACCGCTACAGATAGGACAGAATTACCTCTTGTATCAATGTAGACAGGCATTTAAGCGCCTTAGATTGCTGATGCTAACGCTTGACCGTCGTTTTGAACCAAAAATCCTTCAATATATGCTGCAACGTGCTGAGAAGAACTATCACTCGTTGAAAAAGCAAAAGTCAAATCGGCTTTTTGTTGAAACACATTTGGCGCATAACGGTGCACATCCATAAACAATGTGAAGCTAATTTGTGCGGTAGAAAGATTGATGCCATTTGTGGTATTAGTCAGATTGTAAAAAATGTATACGTTGCTAGACAAGCTACTACCAGACCAAGCATTAATGCGATTAAGGTAAAATGTGTATCCATTTGGGACAGTGTACACTGTCATTTGGCTACGACCTAAACCGGGGTTAATTTGTGCATAAGTTGTGCTTCCATTTTTTACGGTAATTGTGCCTGCATTGCTGGTTTGACCGGAAGCTACTGCAGTCATAACAATGCTGTTAATGCGTAAAAATTGGTTAACTGTGGTTACACCGGTTGTACCGTTTAGAGATACTACTTCAGTTAATTGGTTGTAGTTTGCGTCAAGACCGTTGATAGTTACTTTTGCGGGGCTTACATCACTTGTAGATGAGCTTACAACAGTCATAGTTAAAGCAGTGCTAGGGAAAGTATACGCTGTTGCATTTTCCCACAATGGGATTGATGTGCCTGCCACTGCTGCATTGTAACCATTAATGTTGACCAAAGAGTGGCCCATGATTTGGCCACGAGAAACTTGTAAATCAAATGGTTCTGTACGACCGACTTTGGTAACAGATTCAACTGCTGCTGGGATATTTTGTAGATTTGTTACGAGTGCCATAATAATTTCCTTTAAAAGTTAGTACGGGGGCGGTTAGCCCCCGAGGCAATTATTATTGGTTTGTGTAACCTTGGCCAACGTTGATGATCGAACCAGTGTAGTTACGTGGTGTATATTCTACGTTGAATGTACCAGCCAATGTACCAGTAATTGCACTGATAGCAGCTTGGTTAAATACAATAGTTGCGTCCAATGTACCGATGTTTGCCAACAAAGCTGTAGCTGCGTCAGTAGCTGCAAAGCTGATTGTGTCGATACCAGGAGTGGTAGAAGGAGTAATTGTACCGATTGTTGTGTTGGTTACCGCACCAGTTGTTGGGTTTGTAACAGCCAATTGAACTGTGTAAGCACCACCAGTTAAAGCTGAAGGTGTAGTTGTTTGGTAGAACTTAATGTTCTCAATAATTGCGCCAGCTGGTAATACTAATGGGGTTGCTGTAGTTTGGCCAACTGCAAAAGTAGGTACGTTAGTAGCTGCACTAGCTGTTGCGGTAATTGGGGTAATTACAGCTTGCTGAGTTGTGCGGGCTGCGCCAGTGTTATCTGGAGCGATTACGCCGTTGTTTGTTGGGTTGTTGTATTTGTAGATTCGGACTGGGCCGGTGTATGATACTGACATTTTTGATTTCCTATCAAGAGGGCATCCACACTAGATACTTGACTATCTCACCGGGTAGATTACGGGAGCTATATGTGGACTATTCTACCTATATTTACTAATACGCTAAATTCTTATAAAACGCCCTAAATAGCAAAAAAGCCACCTTGTGGGTGGCTTTTTTGACTTACTGCGAGGTTTTGATTACAAACCAGCTGTACCGTAGATGTTACGGGCATCATGCCAACCTGTAGCATAACGCTCAGTGGCCTTGTAGCGCATAGAATCAGTCTCGAAGTCACCTTCCATGGATTTCTCCATTGGACGACGCATAACGAGCATGAGACCATTCTCAGCATCGGTCTGAACCCACCAGGCTTTGCTAGAGGACAAACGTGTAACCACGTGTGTACCTTTAGGCAACATACCTGTTGATTTGATTGGGTTCAAATCGTTGTCAGCTGTACCAGAACGGAGAACAGACTTCAGAATTACTTCTGATTGGAACTCGAGTGCTGGAGGAACAACTAACTGTTCTGCTTTCAAGCGGATACGCTTACCGTTGTTGTCAACAGCAGAGCGAATTTGAATTAACATCTGTTCAACAGAAGTTTGGCTCAAAGAAGCAGCTGTAGATAACTGGTTAGAGTATGAAGCACCGTTAGCGATTGGGTGAGCTGTGTTGATCAAAGTAACGCCGTCGCCACCAACATAACCGCTTGTGAAAGCAAAGTTAAGGATGTTAGCGCAAAGAGTTTCTTTGGTTTCAATCATAGACTGAGCCAAGTGCTTAGCGAAAGTGCTACCGATACGGATGTGATCGCCGTCTTCCATCAAAACTTTGGTCAAGGCGTATGCCAAGCCATAGATTTGGTAGATGAAACGGGTGATGTACAGTGTACCACCTTGATCGTAGCTAACTGGAGTGCCGTCAGGCATTGCAGGAGCGGCGTTCATACCATAAAGCATTACTTCTTCATGGTAGTTACGTGGAATACCTTGGATCTGTTCTACAAATCCCTTCCACTCGTCAGAGCGTTGTTCATAAACGCCATCAAAGACTTCGTTGATAATCGGCTCGACTACCGCACGAAAGTCAGTACTGCGCATTGGGGTTGCCATTGCTTATCCTTTCGTTATTAGACCGAGACCGATGGGGCCGCGAACTGGTTATTAGACAACTGAACTTGAACGATTGTGTAAGCGTCGCCCCACTGGTTTGTGTTACCAGCTGGGTAGGCTACTTCACGTCCAAGACCAACTACACGAACTTGACCTTGGTTACCAGAACCAACAGCAGTTGCAAGCAATGCTGTGGTAGAGAAACCTGCACCACCGTTACCGATAGCATAGCCGTCAGATACAGTAGAACCAGAAGTTGTGTCAAAGTTGTATTCGGTACCGATAGCTGCAGAAGTTACTGAGCCATTGCACTGGATTTCATATACGAGTGCTGGGTCTGTGAAGATCCAGAAAACGATGTTTGTATATGAATTCAATGATGTCAAAGAAGCATACTTAGCTAAAGAGCGACGACCGTCAGAGTTTGTATACTCAAGACCGTCAAATACACCGTAAACCTTACCGCTTGATGCAGTTTGGTTAGCGATTGTTAATTGGCCAGAAGAGTTGATCGCTACAGGCTGAAACTGCCAGAAAGACTGGCCAGAAGTCAACGAGTAAGGAGCACTGTATGATGTACCTGGGACAAAACTGTTAGTACCAACGAATGGTACTGCACGGTCTAATCCGCTTGGGTGATATACAGGCTTCAGACCAAAGGGTTGAAATGTTGCGGACATTTATTTTCCTTTGTTATTTTTGAAGAATGTTATGAAAAGCGAATATTACTATTTGCTTTGGAGGCCTCTTTTTCCATTTCCAGAATTCCACCTTCAAGAATTGAACGACCACCTTTGCCTTCTTGGGCTTGGCCCCGAACAGCAGCGGTGATATTACGTTGGTGCTCGAGAGGATCCTCAAGGTGCAACATCTTCATCACTTCTTGGTAGATTTCTTCTGGTAACTTGAAGAGAACCATTTCGTTACAGCTAACACAGCCTTCAAACTTGCCCGAGTTCATCTTGCCTAAGTTTTCAAAACCTCTTCCTAACTCCGAAGTTTTAACTGGCTCATAGCCCAACGCTAATCGTTTGTCGATACTGTCATAATTGTTTGTGGTGGATAACCAACACAGGTGAAACCCAGGGATAACCCCGTTTGGCAAGTCCGGCAATGCCGAATTTTGCCATTTATCGCGGAACGCAGCTACACGCTCCTTTTTTGCTATTGCGTCTGGATCGTCGTTAGAGATCCGTTCTTTTGTTTCAGCAACTCGATCGGCTAAGCGATCATCTAAGTCACGTTTAATTCTGTTGTTTGCCATGATAATTAACCTTTATTTGCACGATCATACTGCGCATAAGCGCGGATCATTTTGTTTCGTTTTTCTACGTCATCCCAAGCACCTGCGTCCTTAATTGCTTGGACACGATCACGACTTAGCGTAATAGTTCCGGGTTTTGCACTGTTTACTGCAGCTGTGCGTCCGGATGTCGATGCGTTTGCTCGTTTCACAGAGCCTCCCTTTGAAGTATATCTGTGTGGTAAGCGGGATTGTAGACGACTGTCTAGCTCTTCCCAATACTCAGGATCAGCTGGATCCCAACCATCGGCGGCTAGTTCTTGGTCAATTACTTTGGCAATTCTACTATCGGTATCTCGAGCTTGTGGGTCATACCAAGAGTTCTTTTTAAGCCATTTTGTTGCATTGGCTTGAACCTCTGTTGTTACTGGGTTCGGAACGTTTTCTTTTGGTGCCTTAGCTTGCTCGACTTGTTGTTTTTTATAGTGTTCGGCTTGTTTTAAACGCTGCTTAGCGTCTGTCAACTGTTCCAAATACTCCATCTGAGCTGCTGCGTCGCCAGATTGTGCTGCTTGGATCATTTTCATCTTTGCGTACTCGACACGAGTGGCTTCGTCTTCGATAGCCTTGTCGATTTGTGCAAATTGATACGATACTGCAGTGTTTTCTACCTTAGCTAAGCGTTCTGCTAGCTCGGCATTGCGGCGCTCAAGTGCTGTAATCTTGTTTTTTGCTGATATTTCGCGCTGTTTCTTTAAATCTTTCTTAAGTCTGCGCTCTTCACGACGTGCTTCACGGATTTTCTCACGCTCTTCGTCTGAAATATCACTGTCTTCGTCATTTTCGTCTTCTTCGCGCTCATCTTCTGTGCGCTCGTCTTCTACTTCTGACTTTACTTCTTCTTGGTCTTCAATTTCTTCTGGAAAATCCAATTTGGCGACCAAAGTGCCATCTTCCATTTCCTTCATCGGGACGTGGTCGTCCTGATCCTTGTCTTTCTTTGCCATTCTCTACTTTCTACAAAGTTATTAGTCTACAAACGCTTTCATTTTCTGTGCAGCCTCAAACGATTTGATCTTGGAGATCACTTCACGTGCTTGCAGCGTAATAAATACCACTGCGGCACCACCGTCGTTAGGATCCACAACAAAACGATCACCGCCGTACTTAATTGTGCGAACTAAATCGCCAACATTACACCAATTGCCTTCTGGCCATGGGGTTAAGTCGTCTGGGCTCTTGTATGCCAAGGGTCCAATGCCACGTACTTTGGCTACAGTTTCATTAAACTTCAACGTCTGCCTGGTTTCATCCACCAGGATGATTCCGCCTTTACTTGTTACCTTTTCACGGCGCAGTTGCACCAATACTCGGTCACCAAGAATTTCTACACCTGGGTCAATGTCAGGAAAGCACTCTTCTTCAGTGCGCAAATCCGGGTCATCGCCCTCCTTAAAATCAATCGCCATCCGGCAATCCTTTCCTGAATCTTACGATTCGTCTTCTTCGTCTTCCGTCAAAATTTCATTGACAATATCCAAAGTTAACTGCAAACCTTGGATAACGCCAATGTGTTGCTTGTAATCATCAAACGTGTTGATGTTTGTACCCGCAGTGACGGCTTCTGCATGGTCCTTTATTTCAGTCCTTACGCGACCGATAATTTCACTGATAAAGTCCTTCATACTTTTACTAATACGCTGACGGAAGTAAATCCGCCCCAAATATTAATAAAAGTTACCGCCGCCAATGTCTTTGAGGTTCTTACCTGGACCAACTTTGCTGTCTTTAGCCATTTTGTTTTGGTTAAGTACTGCGTTGTTAGCACGCTTAGAGCCAGAATTACCCTTGTCGATTGTTGTCTCGCCAGGGCCGCCAGCATAGCCTTGAGCTCCGGTTTGTTTGTATGTGTGGCGGAAACCTAATTCGTCGCCACCAGTTTTCTTAGTTGCCATTATTATCCTTCAGGGGGTTGTTGTGGTTGTGCTGCTTGTTGTTCTTGCATCTGTTGCATTTGTTGCTCGTGCATTTGCTGGGCTTGTGCTAAGCCTTGCTGGTGTTGTTGAGCGTTTTGTGCAATTTCCATCTGGTGCTGCTGGTCTGCCTGAGCTAAGCCTTGTTGGTGTTGCTGGGCTTCCATAGCAGCTTGTTGCTGTGCCTTTTGGGCTTCAATTTGTTGCTGAACCTGCTGAGCTTTTTGCTCGAATGCTTGTTGCTGAATTGCTAATCCGTGCTGACGAATGTCTTGTTCAGCGGTTTGGATTGCTTCTCTAGCAGACTGATCCTGGTCAGCTTCTAACTGAGCTTGAATTTGGCTCATCTGTGCTCCAGCCGTAATCATAGCAACACGCTCTTTAGCAGAGTTGTTGATGTTAGCCATTGCAATGTCTGTAGCGTTGCGTTGGTTATCAATGTTAGTCTGCGTGCTGTACTTAGCTTGGAGTTCTTGAACCTTAGCCTGTAACTCTGCAACTTTAATCTGATAGTTTTGTTGAATCTCTTGAGTATCAAGTTGCATCTTAGCTTGAGCTTCTTGCAGTTTGCGCTGTGTCTCTGCAGTCTGAGTCTTAACAATTGCAGCTGCAGTTGGATCAGACATGAGCGCAGACTGTTGCTGCTGCTGTTGAGCCTGTGATACTTTCTGAGCCAAGCCAGTGATTTGCTGTAGGAATGGTCCAAGTGTTTGTTGTGAGTCTTGACCAACCAATTGTGAGGCAAGGGCCAAGGCTTGCTGGGCTTCTTGATCCAATGGTAGCTCTTGGTGCAGTTTGAGTACGTCTTCTCCGCCCGAGGCTTTGGCAACATAGCTGCGCATAGACTGCAAGTAGTGCAGTGTTAAGTGTTGCTTAATGTGCTCTAGTGCATGCGGCGCAAATACTGGGCCAATGATAGGGTTACCACCGTACGCAGGATTTGTTGCGTACTCTAAGTGAATCTTAAGGTGCGCAATGTGGTCTTGGTCGGGGTAGGCGGCAGCGGGTCGTCCCATCGTCATAGAAACGTTCTCTAAGGCCGGATTGGATTCGTTGGCGCCTTGTGGGTTTGGCAGCACTTCTTCGAGCTCAGGAACTTTTAATTGCTGTAACACACGCTTGTATACTGCACGCATGTCAAACATTCCTGGAGGCGCGGTGCCAGCCATTTGTAACAGTGCTTGATTCTGAGCAACACGTTGTGCTTCAGAAAAAATGTTAGGATCAGATACCGGACGAACGTCTGAGTTGTACGCAAAGTCACGTACCTCAATCTCTTCGCCGGATTGGTTGTCCATCTCTTGCAAATACCAATGATTGATACGCGAGATGATTTGTAAAGATTTTTCTTGGCTGCGATGCAGGCGAGCGTGAATGCTTGAGAATACTTTAGCACCTTGCTCAATCAAAGCCTGGGTTGTACCCACTGGCATCTGGCTGTTTGCGTCAGCAATCTTCTCTTCAGCTGTAGTAACCACACCTTTAGCTGCGTTGGTTAACCAGCCTAGCAAGTCGTATAAAACTGAAGAGGGTGGATTGAACGGCATTGGCATTGCAATCTGACGGATGTCAGTTACACCAGCACCGGCTTCTACTTCGATTACTTGAGTAGGTTCAATTCGATCAGATTGTCCAGATACGCGCCCAGTTTTGAGCTTAAGCATGGTCTGGCTATTATTGATATGGGCAGCGTCAAGCAGAGCGCGCAAAACACCAGTAAGAGCAGCGGAGAGGCCGCCAATAAGATGAGGCAATCCAATCGCGTAAGCGCCACGCCAAGGAATGAACTTGAATTCAACCATCCAGTCGAGTTTTGTTCGTTTTTCATCATTAGCATCCCAGTTGCGGTACAGTGCCAGCACTCTGCCGCTTGTTTCGTCAATAGTCAGGATGTATGGGGCACGCTTGCCTTCTGTTTCTGGATCTTCGTCCAAACGCATGTAGCAAGAAATCTCATAAATTCTGCGTAGCTCGTCGATATTTTTAGAAGGCATGTCAATGCCCTCGATCTTATCGTTTGCTGCCTTACTACGGGTTTGGTCGTTTAATGGAGAGTCAGAGGTATAAATCTCGTTGTCGTAGTCTCGGTATAGACCAGAGTCAATACGCTTGATGTACTCGTCGCCAGTAATGTCTTGTTGCTCTGTAACACGCTGTGCTGTGTAGAAGTTTGTTGAGGCGTACGGTAGGATAACGTTGTCAATTGGTACCCACTCGCACGCTGGACGAGCTTGCTCTTCGTCGTACATCCATTTAAGGTACTGAGATCCGCCCAAGGGTAGTTGTGTGAACAACTGTTCCATCTCGTCGCGGAACTCAGGTACTTGTTGTGTTAACTGCCAGTTAAGGAAGTTTACTTTTCTGTTTGCTGTTTCTTGTTTGGTTTTGTCGTCGTCGCCTTTGATGTCGGACTTAACAATACCGTCTGCTGGTAATAACTCTTTGGCTGCGGAAGCGGCGAAGTCGACGCAAGCCTCAGCCATGACGGGATGAACAACTTTAGAAGCGCCGTCGAAAGTAGCACCACCAGGAGCGTCCTTGCCAAGGCCGGTCCTGCGAAGTCCGTCTTCATATTGCTTGTCTCTTTGTTTGCGAGCCTCTTTGTCTACGTCAATGTAGTCAAGGTACTCAATCGCTAATGATTGGAGTGTCTGCTCATCAAACTCTTCTGCAAGGTTTGCATAAAACTCTGGGTTCTTTGCGGGACTCGATCTTTCGACGTAATTAACCACAACTGAACCATCGTCCAGTTCAATTACTTCTTGCTCTACTTCGTCGGAGTCTAATCCCAGTACGTCTTCATACTCTTCCATGTCAGCGTCTTGCTGTTTTGCGTCCTTAATCTCGTCCTCTCGGTCGAGACTGGGCAAATTGCCGCCTGCTTGCATAGGTAATGATGGTTGTGCCATAGATTATTTGATTTGGAATTTGGTGGGCGGAAAGTGTGCCCTTATTTTAACTAATACGCTATTTTGGACCAATCCGCCCTACTGGGCGTAAGGATTGGCAAATCGCTTACGTACATCGTCGTCTGCGTAGTCATAATCGCGCGGTGGTAGGTAGTCTAGCTGCAGCCAACCATCATCCCTCAGAATACGAAGCGCTTGGGATAGTGAGTCTACGTAGTCGTCATGCCCCTGCATTTCAGGGAACGAGCAGACTTGGCGAATAAACCGTTTGGTCCAGTCAGCAAACTCACCCTTTTGTTTTGGATCTTCGGGGATAAATATCTTTCCCTTAGCTACCAAAGGGGCTACAATGTTCAGTCGCTGGACTTTGTCGGCTCGCCCAGGGTTGTACCCTTGCACTGGCACTCCGGCGCCTCTGAGCTCTTGTATGAGGCTAATACCGGCTGATTTATCCTCCATGAGGATGAGGTCTGCTTTTTTGCCTTTGGCAAAGGTGTTGTCTGCGCCGTAAACTACTTCCTTAAAGTCGTTGATTACTTTACGGCGAAGTTCTGGGTAAGAGAGGTGGTTGTCCCAAGCGTCCAACAATATCGCACTGGTACCGCCGTCTTGTTGCTGGAAGATACCCCACACCGTACAAGCTGTTGGGTCGTTGTGTGTTTTTTCTGAGGTAGCTGGATCGTAGCTGGCCAGAACGTATTCCAGCTCTGGTGTGGGCTTATCGGCTGGCCACATCTTGAACTGCTTGCGTTTGATAATACCAGCGGACTCTGGGTCTAGGATCTCTCCATAAATCTCCTGTCTACCAATATCTGTTCCGTCATAAGTCTCAAGCTGTTTGAAGAATGTTTCAGACAGGTTCTCTCGGTTGTCAAACGACGAGGCGTTGACCATGTACACGTCGCCGCCGATTTTACCTTCGGCAAGGTCTACAATCAATTCCCTAGGCTTAGGGGTTGTAGTAATGATTTGCTGGACTCGAGGTATTCTTGGGTCTTTAAGACGCAGAGTAAACTGCACGCCGTCGTAGGCATCGTCGAGGTAGTCAAAGGCACACAGCTCATCGAACCAAGCTCCATGGTATTGTTTACCACGGTATCGTTCAGGCTCTGAGGCTGGAATGCCTTGAATGATCGAGCCGTTGACGAGTGTGATTTCAAAGAGGGACTTGTTGTAGTCTCGGATAAGGGACTTTGGTATGATGTTAAGCAGACCGGAATCTCCCTCAAAACAAGTTGCTCGTATGTCGTTAGAGGTAGGGGCTGTGACAAGCCAGCGTGTGCCTGGGTAACGCCAAGCACGTATGCCAAGCCAGTGGCTAGCAGTGTGCGTCTTACCAGATCCACGACCGGCAAGCATAAGGAAGGTATCGTACTCACCATCTGGTGGCTCCTTTTGATGCGCTAGTGCAGACTTGGCCCAGGTCATTCTCCAGACCGCTGCGTCTAGTTCCGGTTTAGGCCAGTGCTTACGCGCCTTGATAAATTCGGATATTTCTTTTTGTTCTTCTTTACTTAAAGACATGCAATAAATCCTTCTTCGACCAACATGCTGTTATCCTCTCCATCTATTTCGATGTGAACACAGGCTTGCGGTGTTATCTCTTCAACTTTAGTAATCAGTCTCCAGTTTTGCCGCACCTTAGCAGGCTTTGGCGTTTGCTGTGGTAAAAGTTTTAGCTTGGTTTTAATAAAAACAGTGTATCCGTTTATTTTGTCCGGACCTTCGAGCACTGTCTTACATCCCAACGATTCGGCAAGCCCTTGAACTCGCTTGACGGTTGGTAAATGCTTTGATGTAAACCGAAACGTATCTAACTTTTGGTTATATTGATTTGGTTTTGCGTGCATAATCCCACTAAGCAGCTCGATTCGTTGTTCAGAACTCGCCAGTAGGTAGTTGTTTGGTATTTTGTACGGTATGTTTGGTGCCAAGTGTGACATAACCGTAGGCTTTGTGCTGTAAACTCTGTACCGCTTGGCTGGATCACGCCAGTAAGTTTGCAAGTAGCCATAATCTTTAAGCCGTTCCATAACTTCGTCCATGTATTGCGCTGGAATTTTCATGGTTCCGTCTTTTCTACGGCAGAAAAACCATAGGCCAAACACAAACGGCGGGACTGGCAGGTCCATAATGGGGAATTCTAGCATGCCGGCTGTCGGTACGCTGTACACTAAACGGTTTCGTTTGTCTAAAAGCTCCAGGTTAATCAGTTCGGACAGGGGTTTTAGTACCAAGGGCCTCTTAAACTTCTTAACGCCTTTGTATTCAAAGATTCTTTTGCGGTACTTTGGTGTTTCTACTGGTAGCTTTAGGTTCCCGTCCCCGCAAACTGACGTGCCGTCTTTAAACCATACACGATAGCATGGCCGTTTGTCTAGGTGTTGGACGAGTTTTATCCGGACCTTGCGGCCAAGTCTGTCAAATACAATGTCACCCTGCTTTAAGTCTTGCGCTATTTTCCAATAGTCAAGGGTTAACACCTTTTGTGTTGCTAGTATCGCCATAAAAGTTTTCCAATACCCATTTGTCTAGGTATTTTCCCAACAGCAGCCTAATCTTGTTAATGACGCCGTTGGGTAGTTTTTGGATTACCAAGGCGCCGTCTGTTAGCTTTAGACGGAAAGCTAAGTACTTAGCTGTCTCTTTGTCTAAAATTCCAATCGGTACGTCAACGGAGTCAAAATTATACAGGTCGCACACTAGTACACGCAAACCAACGAGTTTTTGGTTTTTGTCTTCTAGTGCGCCTTGAATTTGGTAAACGTACTTGTTCATACACCCACTAATACGCAGATTGCATTAAAGCAGCCTTTATTACAAAAAGTTATATTAAAAGATTTTTATATAACTAAAAGTAATCACTATCCACAGTATCCATAGTATCCAGGGTCTAAACGACATTTACCCTATATCTTTATTTTATTTTTAAAAAAAAAAAAAAAAAAATCAAAATTACTGTGGATACTGTGGATCGTAACTAAAATGTTCTTTTAAATCAACGAGTTACCGTGCCACCATAGGGTTTACCCCAGTGGATTATAATCCAGGATGCAGTGCAGCATTTTATGTGTTTACTAAAAAAAAATAAAAAATTTGCAAAAACTTGAGGTCTGGCCTGGGGCCACCGCCGGGGGGTGGAGGGTACCTGTCAAGGGTGGTCGCCGTATTGGAAAAGGGACCCTCAGCCACAAAGGAGGGTCGTTCCACATTATGAGATGCCATCTCACTATGTGGAACGCTAGCACTCAGCCACCCTGCCTGCTAGTAATGGGGACAGAGTGGGGCGAGATACCCACACTGCCAGCATGGTTACTAGCTGGCGCTGGCACTGTGGTATACTGGAAGATTGCCTGCGTGCTACTATGTTAGTGCGCACTAACTTAGGCTCGGCGCTAGCAATCTAGGGGTAATTCCTGATTGACGGATTGGAGGCGTTTTAAGGGGGCATAGAGGCGTTTTGTTCTGCCAGGCTACTTGGGTATCAACCACTGTGCGATCTCTAGTCTTCCAGTAACCACGGGGCTTAGCGGGTTGATGCGCACGCGAGGTGGTGAGCTGGAGGGTGGGCGTAATATGGCAGGTTAAAAGACTGACAGCATCCCCAAACTATTTTCTGTTTTCTTGATCTAGGTCAAGAAAATTGTTGAGAATGTGATTACAATAGAGCCATGAAGTAAGGTAGTTCTAGTCGCAGTGCAGAGTTATCGGGATGATAACGACACGCAGACCAATTACCACGGGATGGCGCCACGATACGGTGCCCTAGGTGACTAAGTACCAGCCTAGTAAAACGTGTGGCAGACCTCATGACAGGATGCGTGAGAGAAGAAGTACCAGCGGGGTAGGATGTCCCAACAGCTGGCAGATAGTAATACTCAGAGCCCATTGTCATGCAGTGAGCTCGAGGGATTACTAACCACACAACACACAGGAGAATCACACCATGATGACCGACAAGCAATTACAAGAATTAGTGGACGAGCGCCACGCTGACTACTTGGCTGAGGAGCGCGCAGAGCTCCAAGCAATGCAACTCAAAGACCTACCCAAGGGTGAGTACTTCAAACGCAAGCCTGACGCCCACAAGGTATTTACTCGCAACGAGTACTATCGCGACACCAAGAAATACCAGTGCGACGACCACGACGACATTTGGGGCAACGGTATCCAGCTCAAGGGCACAACAATCGTATACATCGGCTTTACTTACTAAGAGGACTAACCACCATGAACAACACACTCAAAATCCAAACAATCCTACGCAACGACCTAGCAATGTGGAAGACCATGAGCAGGGATCAGCTCTACGAAATGATGCTTGAGGATCGCAGATTTTTTCTCGAGACTGAAGTAGAGCAGGGCAACGAAGAATACCTCGACGAGCTACTCGAAGAGATCGACATCCCAGCAGTGTGGGCAACCACACCATGACACGCGTGCAGACCAAGGTCATGGGTGACAAGCTGGCATTCACCCAACGCGACGGTGCCACCGCCCTGCACGCCCCTGAGTTTAACCACCAAGGGGTTGACTACTATTTTCTAGGCGGCGTATACTACGACCTCGAGCCAGTTTTAATTGACTACATATTCAAGGAGCTAACATGACTAAAGACCTACCACTAAGCGAAGTACTCGAAGAGCTCGAGCGCAGGTATGGCGTTGACGATCAGACCGACGACGAGGTAGAATATCTCAACTTAATTAACGAAATGGAGCACAACCAATGAAACGCAACCACAGACTAGCATTTAACGCGCTCAAGAAAATCGGGTGCCCAGTGTACGAGCGCAGTGACATCGAGAACTTTCAAATCAGTGCCGAGGGTATTTATGGTGACTATGACCGCGACACATGCTGGGCGGACTACTACGACGGGCGTAACATTCCCGACTGGGAGTTCGGCATCAACCCATTGATTACCAACACCCTGCGCAAGTACAACCTGCACGCAGAGTGGATTAACGCAGGTGAAATTGGCGTATACGAGGACTAATAAAATGGCATACATGAACCAAGACAAAAAGAAGATCATCAAGGCTAACCTAGACAAGGTGCTCAAACCACTGGGCATCAAGTACAGCCTGCGCGTTGATAACCACATGGCAATCAACTGCACCATTAGATCGGGCTCAGTTGACTTTATCCAAAACATGCGTGACATGCTCAAGGGTGACCAGTTTAAACTGACCACGGATCATGGATACGTGCAGGTCAACCCATATTGGTACAATGAGCACTTCACCGGCCAACCGCGTGAGATCATCAACCAAGTCATTGACGCCCTCAAGAGCGCAGACTATTACGACAAGTCAGACGCGATGGTTGACTACTTTGATACAGCGTATTACATGCACTTAAACATCGGCGACTGGGACAAACCTTATCAACTTACAGGAGCATCAAAATGAGCGAATTAGAGTACCAATACATGGAGTACATTGAACAGCATGCCTTTATTGGTAATGGAGACATGTTGATTGTGGCGGCAGAAAGTGGCCGCTACTTGAAGGACTTTTGTGATACCATTGGCATCACTGTTGAACAATTTGAGGAGATGGTATGAGCACATACAACGAAGAGTGCGCGGCAATTTGGAACCAGCAACGGGCTGAAAAGCCAACGTACTTTATCAAAGAGGACGCTATGTACCTCAAGTACGACTTCGAGGCTCGTGCAAAGAGATACCTTTACACCTTTCAAGTGATGGAAGATCACAAGGGCTGGAAAATAGAAGTCAGCCCTATATTTAAAACAAGGCAAGAGGCAGAACAGTTTCTTGAAAAGGTGTGCAGATGACAGACATCTTTATTGCCGACCCTGACGCCCAGTTTACCTGCCCTTATGACGGGGCAAGGACTGAGCCAGTCAGCTCGAATGGCTGGCTATACGTTGAGAAGTGCACACAGTGCAACCGACTAATTAACTTTGAGTTTGACGACGAGGACTATGATGACTAAATTTAAACCCGTAACCAGCAATGACCGTGACAGCCAATTTGGACTGATTTGGCGTGCCTTAGAGGCGTATCGTGAGGACTGCATACCTGAGGGTCAAGATCCCCAATACGACGCAGAGTGGAGCGATATATGCACCGTGATGGCGTGGTGGGAAGAAGACTTGGAGCAAACGGACAATGCGTGATACAATCTATTGGTGGTACAATCATCTTGAGCAAGACCGTATAACATTAAACGAGGAGCAATAACATGAGCGAATTATTTCCAGTGATCAACATCAACTACGCAAACCGCAAGCCATCCAAGGCAGTCATCATGCGCACAATAGCTGAGTACCTCAAGCAGGGTTGCAAGGCCTTTGAGATAAGCTGGGGCGAGAACGTCATCGACATCAACTGGCACCCACGCTATAAAGAATGGTTTGGCACTGGCTGGATCAAGGACATTGGCGGCGACGACATTGCCAAAGAGTTAAACAGTGCTTACAAGGAGGCAGTCGCCCAGCACACTAAATTTATGGAAGACCACTTTCAATTTATTCACGTAGGAGGCTAACATGACAACGTACTACTATGGCATCATTGAGTTCGGTGAGTTTAACGTAGACAGCCGCGATCCCAGCCCCATGGCTATCATCCATCGGGTGGACGAGGTCAAGGAGTTTGACCGGCCAGCCGAGGCGTGGGCTCACTGGGAGCAGAGTAGCAGTGACGCGTACATAAGTGTTGACGCCAAGGACGAGTTTGACGTACAATACGAACTAGTATTCAAACACCACGTATAGGAGCATTAAAATGATTACAGACAACATGATTGACGACTTAGGCATTATCAACCAGCAGATCCAAGAGCTCGAGGCTACAGCTCGTAAGCTCAAGCAGGCACTCATTGCCCGTGGCGTTGGTAAGTACGAGGGCATGGACTTCATTGCCGAGGTGCAACACTACGACCGTGCAACCATCGACCCAACGCTGGTACGCAAGCTGGCTAATGAAGACTTTGTGTCCAGCGTGACATCTATCAAGGCAGTGGACGCAGTGGTAGTGCGCCGGGTGCAAGCATGAACACCAACCGATTTGAGGTAAACCTAGACGCTGAGGAATTCTTAGCCATCATGCGTGCCCTGCACTGGTACGCCGATAAGATTACCAACCAAGAGCGTTCGCGTGGGCGTGACAACGGCGAGTGGGACGTAGTAATGTACCTACAACACAAGCTGGGCAGTCAGCTCAAGAAAGAAACGTACATACCATGAGCCAGTACAGATACGTACTCATTGACGAGTTTGGCGGGGCTTGCAGGAAGTTTGTCAGCAAGGTGGAGGCAACCCCTTACATGACTGAGGGCATGCGCCTAGTCACCCTGCCACGTGAGCCTAAGCTCAACCTTTACTTTGTCGCGGCATCAACCCTATTAGGGGCGCCATTTTGAGCGGGCACCATGGTAGTAGACCATCGAGGGGGCATAAAGTGCAATTCTTAGTCGGAGCGGCAATCTTAATCTCATTGGCGCAAATGCTTTATGTACTATGCATGAGTGCGCCAGTGCTGTATTCTAAAATAGGCTGGCGCGGTTTTATTGGAATTGGCTTGCTTATATTACTATGCATTATATTTCCAGTCCTGTGGCGATTTGTGCTAGTCATTGGGTTTCTTTTAATGTTTATATGGATAAATTCATAATGGCAAACGACTTTTTAACTGACTACCTCAAGTCACTGTATGGCATACCAGTGCTCGAAAGTGCTGAGGAGTACGAGCTCGCAACCAAGATACAGAAGGGAGACGAGCTGGCACTCGAAAAGCTGGTGAGGCATAACCTGCGCTTTGTGGTGTACACCGTGCGCAAGCTCACCGCGTGGAACCACTCACGCACGCCTCAGGAGGACTTGATTGGCATGGGCAACGAGGCACTACTCAAGGCCGCGCGCCAGTGGGTGCCAAAGAATGGCGCCAAGTTTGCGACGTACGCCAAGCGGTTTATACTGCGTGGCATCGAGCGTGGTCAGGACGACGAGGAAAACCTAGTACGCATTCCCATCAAGGTGCGTGAGGAAATACGCAAGATGACATACACAGAGCGTGCACTGACTCAGACGCTAGGACGCAACCCCACGGTGTACGAGCTGGCAAGCGTACTGGGAAAGCCAACCCGCCGCATTAACCAGTTAAAGTTTTACATGATGCAAGAACCATCTTCACTAGACTCACTCAACATCGACAAAATGGAGGACGAAAACGATGATTAACCTAAGCAAAGAGCAGCAGGCGGCATACCAACGCTACATCAAGGCACGCAACAACGTATCGCTGGGACAATACCGCAAGTACAACAAGTCTTGGCAACCTACCTCAGACGTGGTTTGCACCGTGGACGTGGCTGGGCTAAACCACCCCATGTTTATTGAAAACGACGAGTGGCTGGAGTACAAGGAGGCCTCACTGGCATGGTGGGCAGTCGAGCCTGACTTTAGGAAGGCAGAGCGGATGAGCATGATCCGCGGCGACTATGGCGACGCAGATTCGTGGCGCGAGAAAAACAGTCCAGTAAAGGAGATAGCATGACTCAAATTATTCCAACCGACGTGTACGACAAAGACGGTAACCTGCTCAGGGTGGAGTACCACAACTTAGAGGGTGAGTTCGAGATTCAGGCAGAGTGGGACGAACGGGACGAGCAGAACAGCGAGAACCGTGAGCGGTTTAGGAAGTGGGCAACCACCATGGTCAAACGATTAGGATTCGAGGTGAAGACATGAACTGGACTGGAAGGCTGTTAGTTTTAGTAGCACTAGGGTATATTGCGTATCACCTCATTAGAGCCGCATTATAGCCCCGTAGAGGCGTTTTCTAGGACTAGGTGAGGCTACCCCCTTACCCAGTTGTTTTAAACGCCGCTACGAGCCTGTTTTAAAAAGTGGCAGGATCGTGCCACCATACGATTTTGTATGGTGGCACGGTAAGTGACTGATTCCAAAGGATATTTTAGTTACGATCCATAGTATCCACAGTAGTTTTCACTTTTACTCTAGATTTATTTATTTTATTTTTTTAAAAAAAAGAAAAAAGTAGAATATACTGTGGATACTGTGGATCGAGTACAAAATAGCTATACAAATCAATGGGTTACCGTGCCACCATACGATTTTGTATGGTGGCAAATATCCAGGATGCAGTGCAGCATTTTTTATAGTGCCTTTAAAATCAAGGGGTTACAATTATCTGTAGTTAACTTCTGTGGATCCTATACCTAATTGTCGCTAACTTCGGTTAACTTCACAGATAGTATTTTGGCGCCCACATTTAATTTCACATGGTGAAATGTTGGGGTGATATTTTGCGTATTAGTAAGGGCAAGAAACGAGGAGAGTCATGTTACAAAAACCACCCGCATTAGCAGTAGATTTTAATGCGATACCGTCCGACTTGAAGCGCATTCCACGGTTTTGCCTGTGGAAGTACACGCTCGTCGGTGACGGTGAGTCACAAAAATGGAGCAAGCTACCAGTTCAGAGCACTGGGAAGTTTGCGTCTTCAACCAATCCCGACACTTGGACGGATTTTTTCACAGCTCAGAAGGCATACGAGAATGGCACCTTTGACGGAATTGGATTTGTTTTTACTGGGGATGACAACATCATTGGCATTGATATTGATGACTGTCGTGATCCTGATAGCGGCGAGTTAAACGAGCTAGCCCAGTCCATCATGGACAAGGTGGCTGGCTACGCCGAGGTGTCACCCAGCGGGACTGGCATCAAGATATTCACCCGTGCAGACATCCACTCAGCCCACGTTGACCACTCTATCGGCTTGGAGGTGTATCCAAAGAGCCGCTACTTTACGATGACGGGGCACAAGATTGCTGGCGACGTGCCGAGCGAGCCGCAAGACCTCACCGCTCACGTACCACCACGGGCGATGAGGAAGTCGGACGACGACTTTGCGAACTACACGCCGCCAGTCGAGGGCTGGGACTTGCTCCGCGTTGAAACGGAGCTACTGTCCGAGCTCGACCCATCGTGCGGGTACGACGACTGGAAGAATACGGGCATGGCACTGCACCACCAGTTCAGCGGCGACGTTGAGGCCTTGGAGGCATGGGAGCGCTGGAGTGCGCAGTCCGACAAGTACACCGTGACTGGCATGAATTCATGCACGACAAAGTGGAACAGCTTTAAGGGTCAGGGCATCACGTTGCGCTCACTGATATTTAAGGTGAACCAAAAAAAGCTGCAAGCGGCTCTAGCAAACGGCGAGATCGTGCTGGAGATTTCCAACCCGCTAGACCACGCAAGGAAGTTTTTGTCCTCGATGTACACGGTGGAAGATGGCTATAAGCTGGTGCACTACGCTGACGAGTTTTTCACGTACACTGGCACGCACTACACCAACATTGAGGAAGCCACGGTGCGCTCCCAGCTGTATAAGTTCTTGGACAAGTGTCAGAAGGTGGACAAGAAGGGCGCGCTGGTACCGTTCAACGCCAACCCTGCCGTGGTGAACGCGTGCTTGGACGCGATCAAGTCGATCGTGCACTTAGCCAACGATCCTAACACCAAGCCGCCGGTATGGCTGGACGGGTATGCCCAATCCAACCCGCCTGCTGAGAAGTTAATCAGCATGGTCAACGGACTGTTTCAGATGGATCAGCTGGTGCTCTTCCCGCACTCGTTGGGCTTCTTTACGTACAACTCACTGCCGTTCGAGTACGACCCTGCTAAGGACTGCCCTGAGTGGATGAAGTTTTTGAACGACGTGTGGGGTGAGGACGAGGAGAGCAAGCAGTTACTGCAGGAGTACTTCGGGTACATCTTGAGCGGTGACACTACGCAGCAGAAGTTTTTAAACATCATCGGTCCGCGCCGTAGCGGTAAGGGTACGATTAACAAGGTGCTCGTTGACCTGTTAGGCCAACACAATACAGTGGCACCACAACTGGAGGAACTCTGTGACACGTTCGGGCTACAACCATGGCTGGGAAAACTCTTGGCATCTTTTACTGACGCACGTGCACCAGAACGGAATAAAAGTGCTGTGGTGTCTCAGCTTCTTAGGATTGTGGGTGGTGATACTGTCACCGTTAACCGTAAGAACAAAGAGTCTTGGAACGGCTATCTACCTACTAGGATCATTGTTTATTCTAACGAGGTACTACAACTAACTGAAAACTCTAACGCGTTGACAGGCCGCATGCTGGTGCTCAAGATGTCAAAGTCTTTTATGCACAAGGAGGACACCCTGCTGTCAGTCAAGCTCAAGCAAGAGCTCTCAGGTATTTTTAACTGGGTGATCGAGGGTCAGCGCAGAAGACTGTCACGCGGCGGTTACTTCTTGCAGCCTAAGTCCGGCGTAGAGTACTTAGAGTTGATGGCTGAGCTGGGCAATCCAATCGGTGCGTTCATTGAGGACGTCTTGGAAATTGGAGCAGGCTACTCGGTCAACAAGGACGACATCTTTGCCTGCTACAAACGCTGGGCGCTGCACAAGAGCATCACCCCAGGAAACGAGCTGTCGTTTAAGCGTAGATTCTTGGCGGCGATTCAGGAGCACCACGTTGAGTCAGACAGCACCCGAGTAGGCGGTCAGAGGCAGCACTTCTACAAGGGCATCCGTTTGAATCAAAAGGCTCAGAAGTATGTAGACGGCTTGGAGAGTTTAGACAGTGAAGCATTTTAACTTCCGCCGCACCGTCATGCGTAACGACTTCACCACCGTCTTCGGTGGTATTGGTCGGCGCAGGACTGTGTTTACTAGAAAAACTAAACATCGTCCAGTAACACGCACCAAGATGCAAATGACCCGCCGCGCCCATCAAGGATGGCGCAACAAAGTATTTGGCAGCATACAGGCGTTAAAGATTCGGTTACAATACGGCAGACGTAAGCCAACACCACAGTTTAGGAGGTAGTATGGACATCCGTTTATATAGGGCGCCGTGGTTTAAAGGCACACCCCTACAGTGGAACTCTGTACGTTTTAACGGTGGTGACATATACTACGTGTACCGGTTTTTTCCAATACTTATACAGGTTAGAAAATGAACGCAAATGAACTAGCTGATGCTTTAGAAAATATGACTACTGGATGGTTTGATGATTTAACTTTAACGCAAGCAGCCACCATGCTACGCCAGCAACAAGCTGAAATAGAAAGATTGAACCAGCGCATTGAGTTCATGGTTGAAAACCAAAGCCATCACGAAGGCATCGCCCACGCCGGTGGCTTTGAGGCTGGCTGGCAATCTGCCCAAGCCGAACTGGACTCATTGAGAAGCGTAGTGTACTGGCTTAAAGAAAACCGCCCAGAGGTCTGGGATGACATTAAGAAATGGAGCAAAATGTGAACGCACTAGAACTAGCTGACGATTTGGAATCACACCTATTTGCCATTGGCAAGGAGCGACCATTTTATGAACACGCAACCATGCTACGCCAACAACAAGCTGAAATAGAGGCGTTGAAAGCTGAATGCAAAAGGCTATCAGAATGGCTTTTGAAAGTTGGGGAAAAAGATGATGCACATCCGTAAAGAGTGTGAGGTGGTTAAGAATGGATTTAACTTCTACCCACTGTCCGATAAAGGTAGCTTTGGCTTTGTGTTTAATCTAAAAGGTTATCAGTTTATGTGTCGATACAGCAAGATTACTAATAAATGGATACTACAATGAATAAACCAATACTAGAGAAATGTGATTCAGGTCATAGCTTTTATAAACTACCTGACCACCCAAAAAATTCAATAGGTCATTCCAGTTGCCCATATTGCTTGGCTATTGGTGAAGAAGTTTTGAAAGCTGAAATAGAGGCATTGAAAGAAGCATTACGCATGAAGGTAATACTGAACACACATGTTGAAAAAGCAATGAGGGAAACTAAATGAACGCAACAACTCACTATAACATTGAAGAGATATTGCAGCACCTTGAAAACTGCAATTACATTGGAGCCAAAGAGGCCATTAAGTTGATCCATAAACTAAACCAGCGTAGAATGGCGTTGCAACAACGCGTGGCTGATCTTGAAGACCAAGTCAGTAACTTGCGGCAATGGGAAAAGCGTTACCTTGACGTCATTGAGTCACTGAGCCAAGACAGCAAGCAGGCACTAAACCCCGAATTAAGAACGCATGATGGAAAGGCACAAGAGAAATGAACGCAAATGAACTAGCTGATTTAAAGGAGTTTGAAAAGATGCTTTCTGTTGGGTATTTACCAGCAGTTAAACAAGTTATCGCCATGCTACGCCAACAACAAGCTGAAATAGAGGCGTTGAAAGAAAAATTAATAATGGAAGAAGAAAGTTATATTCTTTTGGATGAAGAATGTCTTTTTGCAAAAGAAGCAATAAAACTACATCAAGCTGAAATAGAGGCGTTGAAAAAAGAAGCCGCACTACAAAGGTTATCTGACTTTACGCAAGAAGCTGACAATGAACCAGTAGCGTGGATGCAAGTTCACTATGAAGATGGCAAACCTACAAAATTTAGTAAGGTACAAACATGGGAAGATGATGTGCCACTATACACCCATCCAGCAAAGACACTAACAGATGAGGAAATAGACAAACTTTGGCATAGCGATGAGTTTTATGAAGAATGGACTGATGGAAGCATAAGCGCAATTCATTACAACAAGTTTGCTAGAGCAATACTAAGAAAGGCTAATGAGAAATGAGTGAAAATAAAATGTGGGACAAACTATTTAATCAAAAACTTAAAGAAGTAATGCTCCCAT